CATAATATTATCATCTCCATACGTGACTAGATGCACATTCTCCTGAAAAGTCTCAATAGGATTACCAGAAATGAGTAGATAAGCATACCTCATATACAAACTATTAACTAAGCAATTAATTATGACAGTCAATGGATGTCCTGATGGATTTCCTTGAATCTCAATTAAATCACCGTTAAAATCGATACATGGGAAAGCTGTATCTGCTGCAATGCATCTAATATATCTTAAATCCTCATCAGGCCATCCAGCCTTTTGTGCTAATCGTTCAAGAATTCGAAAAGCAGATAAAATAAATGGAGCTGCCATACGCTTATCAAATTTCCCATAATCTCCAGCAATAATCATATCATCACCAAAGTGAGTTAAATGATTGTAGAGATCTTTCCATTCAGTTGATTGAGCTACCACGCCAGGCATTGCTTCAAAAATAAAAGGATTGTTTTGAATCAAGCGAATATGTGAAAGCAAATATTTTCTAACAACAATCGACCATGCAAACTCTCCACCAGTGAAAACTCGAGTCTTTCCAGCTTCAATTTTCTTCAAAGATACAGGTTCATCCTTCAAATGTCCACAAAATTGCGGATGAAATCTAGTATTATTATCATAACACTTTTCAATATCTTTCACTCTATTAAGAATAATATCACTCACTTGGGTGATCTTCCCATTTTCTTCTAAAATAAAAGATTTCTTTGATTTCTTAAATGGATTACCAGCACTGGTACTAGAATTAATCTTATCCAAATATGTAATACCATCTGCACCATTTAGTGCAACATCCATAGTATATACTTGAAGCATTGATAATCTATCTCCCAATTTTGTCACTATATCATTATAAAAGGCGTCTTCACATATTTTGATATTTGCATTTTGATAACAATGAATAGGTGTTGTCATATCTTTTATAGCTAAATGCCAAGGTCTCCAATCCATACAAGGTGGACCGAAATCTGGTTTGTAACCATGACGCACAACATAATCATGAAATAATGTTGGAACAACCTTGGATTTATGTTTAGGTCTGTAACCTGAAAAACTACCATAAACTTTAGCAACACCATTCTCCAAAAATCGAATAGTAGATTTAGGATGTAAATCTATCAACTCTCGTTCATAACCAGGTGCAGATATTGGTATAATGCCATCCATTACTTGAGGAGAAAATTTAGTCAAAACTATATTTAGCATATTTTGTGAAATATGTTGAAATCCCACAGCACCATTAGGAGCGCCACTAGTGTGTGAACCAAAAATAACTTGTGAGTTTCCAACTTCAACAACACACAATGAACCACAATCCCCAACAGCTGTTGGTGTTGATGCAAACCCTATATATCCAGGAATTCCAAATACTGGACACATACCTGAACGAATATTACAAACTTGTAATTTCCTTGTTCCACCATTGCGGTCTCTCATCATATAATGTCCTTTGTATGTACCTTGTAACGGTTTATCCAATGGAAAATATGGTAATAAGCTTTTACCAGGAGGTAAACATCTTAGTTCAATAATAGCTACATCTGAATTCGGAATCTTCTGTATATCACTTTCACTAAAACTAATATCTTTCATATTACGTGACACCGATTTATCTGTTGAATCAAAGATAATATCTAATATTCCAGTACTGGCTTTAATAGCATGTGAATTAAACATCCACAAACAACCATGAAAGTTAACTGCAGTAGAATAGATGCCTCGATTGACAGTTGGGAAACGCAAGTTAAACACAACTGTATTAGAAAAGACTCTTTTCTCCAAATTATCACCTTGTACACATTGCGAAGCTCCAGAGATATCACACTCGGTAACAGCATAAGGATCATGGTAATAAAAAGTTTTCTTTTCTTCGACCAAAGGAGTAGGAATTACACCTTCATTAGAATTAGCAACCATAAGATTTCGTGCAATGGTCTCTTCTTTAGTTTTGGGTGGATTCTTCATTTCTTCTTTAAACTCTCCTTCGGCCACATACATTTTCCATACGGATCGTAATGTTAATAGAGTCACCGGAAGAGCTAATAATAAACCCAATCCATATAAGTGATTTTTCTTAATCTTGATTTTAGCAGCTCTATCACCAGCTATTCTAAAAATAAGCCGCCATGTATCAATATCATTACCACACACTCTAAATAGCAATCTATATTTCCATAAATAGCCATATCGGAATTGATAATAATG